AGGGCCCAAGCTACAAGCAGCAAGCGGCAAGCTGCAAGCGCCAAGCAACAAGCTTGACAAGAAAATTATATACTGATATCCTACAATATAAAGGAGAAAGACATGCTAAAAAAAGAAGCAAGAAAAATTACAGGAGGGCTGTCTAAGCCTTCAAAGATGCCGGGACCGGCGCATAACCTGCCAGCCTGGAATTGCATCACCGGGGTGAAGCTGCAGAAGGTAAAGAACTCTGTATGTGCTGGATGTTATGCAATGAAAGGACGTTATAGATTTAATAATGTTAGAGCAGCTCTTGACAGAAGACTACAAGCGCTCCAAGACCCTCGATGGGTAGACGCCATGGTAGTATTGATTAAAGGTGAGCCCTGGTTCAGATGGCACGACTCAGGAGACATCCAGAGCGCGCAACATCTTAAGAATATATTTGAGGTCTGTAACAGAACACCAGAGACCAGGCACTGGCTGCCAACACGTGAAGCAAAATTTTTAACATTGATTGATCCTGAAGTAGTTCCAAAAAATTTAATAATTCGTATATCCTCTCATATGATCAACCAGGGGCCAGTTAAGAGCTGGCCCTGGACATCTACAGTATTAACAGATGGTAGTCACAGCTGCCCAGCATCTAAGCAGAATAATGAATGTAAAGATTGCAGAGCGTGTTGGAATCGTGATATAAGCAATATAAGTTACGGAAAACATTAATGTTCAGACATCCAAAATATTACGAAGAGCTGCGCAAGATCCGGAAGCAACAAGCTTCAAGCGACAAGCTCAAAGAGTCTCAAGCTTCAAGCGACAAGCCGCAAGCTTCAAGCGCCAAGCTCCTGAAGAAACAAGCCACAAGCATCAAGCGTCAAGCATAAAGGTTCAAGCTCCAAGCCGCAAGCTACAAGCTCTTGCACCTTGGACCCTGGAAAAAGTTTCACGGACCCGTCTCTTTGGTCCTCAACTATTCTCTCTTTCTCTTTATCCTCTTCATAATGAAAGCTAATTTGATGTGGAGAAAGTCGTACCTTGTTACTCTTCGTAACTTTAAGTTCTAATGTGAAAAAGGTGCCAGAAGTATTATAGCCCAATAGATCAGGAGTACCATGAAGGCTTGAGTTTTCAAGTCGAATCCAAGATATATCGCTAATATTTTTCTTAACTTTTTGGTATAATTTACGCTCTGGTCCCATAGTTTTTTAGGGGTAACACTGTCATTCATTAATAGTCCTTTTGAAGTTTATCTGGCAATATAAGCTTCGAAGGTTTTTCAGTTTTCATTACTAATCTATGACTAGAATGACCCGGTAAGCCTATGATAGGATGTGCATTCTCATGTACTTCCATTCTTCTAATCTCATGTAGCTTACCATCTTTCTCTACAAAGATTACTGCATTCTTAACTGCATCAGAACCTTTTGTAAAACTAGATAGAAATTCTTGTAAATCTTTAACTCGCATACTTATCTTTCATGGTTGACAATATAGGATAGTTACCTTAAATTGTCAACTATGGGAGTGCCAAAAAGATTAACAGAAATGCAAATGAGATTTGCAGAGTTTTTAGTATTCGGTGGACCAGACGGACCAATGACTCAAACCGAAGCTGCACTAGCCGCTGGCTATTCACCTAAACGTGCAAGACAAGAAGGATCAGAGTTATGTAATCCTAGATTGTCTCCTCTAGTGGTGAAGCACATTGGTCAATTAAAAGAAGAAAGACTTAAAAAACATGAAGTTACTTACGAGGGACATGTTGCAGAACTTGCTAGACTTCGTGAAGCCGCTTTAAAAAAAGGATCATTCTCTTCAGCTGTGAACGCGGAAGCAAACAGAGGAAAAGCAGCAGGACTATACATAGATAGAAAAATAATAAAAACAGGAAAACTAGAGGACCTATCAGAACAAGAGCTAGAAGCAAAGATGAAACAAATTTTAAACGACTACGGAAAGATAATAGATGTAACTCCATCTAAATCTTCTGAATCTTCTTTACCCAATCCCGAGGAATCATCGTCCGATCCCCAAAACTAAAGCTACCATCGTCTTCTCTGTCGTATGATGCAAATAATTTAATTGCTTTCTTATCTTTAGAATATAACCAGCCCTCATTAACAGGTCTCGCTAATTTCATCTTATCAAACTCTTTCTCAGTAGCCCAGCCCGAATCACTCACACAGTCGATCCACTCCACTCGGACTTTAGGATAAGGTATGTCGGGAGTTACAATTGAGGCGATAGCTTTTCTTCTTTTCCTAGGCATATATAAGTTTATATCACAGATTTATTTAATTAAAATATGCATTCGCGCGCGTGAACCGAAATTTGATGGTACATTAAAAAGTGTACCAAAAATAAAAAGTGTACTAAAAAGTGTACCACTTTTGACCTTATTTTATGCGGTAAAACCGTCAAAAGTACACTTGGACACTTTTTTTCGGAGATAAAAAATATTTTTTTATAATCTGTCACAGAATCTTATAGTAACGTTTTTTCTGCCTTATTTTCGCCATAATGTCGCCTGATTACTGCCAACTTATCCTCAGCAGATGAAATCTTACACAACAACTTATCAACCTCTCCTGTAATATCTGTGTGTTCAGGTATCACCATGTTGTGCTCTTCAATAGCATTAATTTTGTACTTAGCATCTTGTATTTCAGCTTCGTATCTAGCTTTAAGAGTTTGTAATAAATAGTCATTCATTTTTAAAGTCCTCCTCTTTCATTTGAATGTTTGCTTGTTCTTTTTCATCAAAGATTAGGTCATGATACATATCTAATCTTTTCAAAAACTTATGTTTATATTGCCTTAATTCATGGTCCGTGATCCTAAATTCTTGGTAATATAAATCTGGCGTACACATCATTATCACACCTTGACGAATCTTAGACCCGTGCACATAGTCATGCGCCATAGCATACGCAGCTATTTGTAAGTAATAATCTTCTACCCATTCTTCTTTCTTAGGTCTATTGGATTGTTTAAAATCAACTATAGTTTCTAATCCATTGTGAAGGCATACGAGGTCAGTAGACCCAGCGTAAAGACCAGGATAGTATAACGTAACTTCCGACCCGTACCACTCTTCCACAGGTGCAAGACCGAACTCAATAATTTTTTGGGCCATGGCTTTCGCCTTCTGTCCGAGTTCTGTAAGATCATCGTAGCCAGTTCTGAGTATATAATGCTCCAGGAACTTATGCATGGCAGTCCCCCTGTTACTAGATAAATTTTTGATTCTGTCTGCTTCTTTTTCTCCAACTTTGGCCTTCCAATCTTTTATGAATTGTTGATCTTTAGTGCGCCCTAATATAGTAGTTACAGACGGAAGTCTAGAACCATCTATATCGTAGATCCGTGTTCCGTGGTCCTCGATACGTTTTGCTTCTAAATAGTTGTATTTATTAGATTTTTTTAACCTAGAGACTAGCTTTATATTATCTTCATATTCCTTTAAATCTTCATCACTCATCATTTTTTACTCTTTAAATATTCAGGACCAAAACTTTGTATAGCATTCAACGGTGCAGAGTCATGCACGTTACCACTAACAGAGATCCTTGTTACATCAGATTTGTACGGTGCAACCCAGTGCTTCAACCATGCAGGAAATATATACATATCACCTTCTTCTGGAAAGAATGATTGATAAGTCACGCAATCCCTTGGCCCATCACCATATATAAATTGTATTCCACCAGGACCACAAGACTTACCTGTAAAAGCTTTGTGTTCTTTTTTTAATTCTTCGGGTATCTGTAAGTATGCAACAAAAGACAATTTACCATCATGATCATGTGGTGGATTGAATTCATGTTGCTTTTGATAGTTAACCCAAAGAGCTGAGATAACATACTCCGGTCTTTTCTCGTATGGTTTCAAGACATACTTTTGATACATTTGGTCATAGATACCAAGATACTGAGACATGTAAGGTAATACTTTTTTCTTAGCTTCCTCATCATATCCTTTCTCATTTTCCAAGATACCTGCTAGTTTATTTCTAAAATCTCTTGTTGTTTTTTTACCTTCGTCTATCAATAGTTTTTTAAACTCATCAACTATTTTTAATTTAATAACACAAGGTCCCCAATTAAATACGCTTACATTTATTTTTTGTTTTTCAGTCATTCTAAACTCATTGCCTCCTTATATTCTTTTAAGTTTACTATTTTACCGTTTATTATTTTATCTTTAGAATAATGTTCTATTACCTTTTGTATCTTATCTAGTTTCGTATGTGCATACGGAAATAAAAGACAACATACATAATATGCATCTCTAAAAGTACATCTCCATCGCCATTGCATCAAGTATTTTGTGCCATCTTTACGTAAACCTTTTCTTGGTTTCTTAACAAGAGTGCCACAACCTAAAACTTCTAATGCCCATATTAACACAGACTTATCAGTCATAGTTATCTCCATACTTATACGCATAGCGTTTGATGTTCTATATCCCTCTCCTTTATGTTTCTTTTTTCTTTCTAGTCTTCTATTAAAATTTATTGAACCTTCACCATCAAACAGTCCTGCAATGTATGCAATATCAGTATCCCGTTCCATTAGTGTAAAGTACTATCCCCACCGTTAGTGTCACCAATAAGAGAATCCACTCCAATATCTTCATAAAACTCTCCTTCCGAATCGCAATCCCAGCATTGGTGTATGTTATCTTCTACTTTTATGTAACCGTTTCCTCTGCAGGTATCACAAATAATTTTAACTATTCTATTTACTTTTAATTTTGCCATTTAGTTTTCTCGCTTTCTCATTTGCTAACGATTCTATTGTCTTTGCTACAGACAATTTAGCATCGGGCAATAATATCTTTGATAACTTATCTAAAATAGCATATGTTTCTTTAGTTAGAGAAACATTTTTATATTTACTCATGTCCGTCATTTGTTTCCTTTCATATTAATGATTTATATATAGGTGATTTTATAGGATTGTCAATGAAAATATTATTAACTTTAATCATGTGTAGTTATAGCGCAAGCACTTGTTTACAACCATATCCGTGGCCTAATACTTTTTCAAATAATTACGATTGTATGATAGCAGGATATGAAGAAGCAAAGAAAAAAATAGAAGAAATTGGTAAATCAGAGGTCAATAAACATCAGATATATATACGATTTACTTGCACTCCAACCGACAGCATTTGACAATGTGGCAGAATAATGGTAATTGAAGGCTTCTTCTCACCATTACCTACCCTAATTTTTCCCTCTCAGGGTAGGTTTATTTACAAATAAACCCTTGTACGGTTCCTCTGTTATCTTTTAAATACCACCCACTTTTGATACCTATATCCAGGTGTGTAGCTATTGCTTCTCTATGATCATCTGCATATTGCAGACATTCATATGCGCTCATCTCTCTTAACAGAGGATATTCTTCTTGAACTACGTCTCCGTTGAATAGAAGTATCAGTATCACTAGGGTCTTTACCATACGAAAATTCCTTTACCTTCTTATACCATAAATTTTTATAATATGGGTCTTTAGTTTTATTCCAAAGAATAGCTAAGTTATCTAGTTCGTTTGTTGCCATTTATAGTTGTACCTAAACTTATGATTTTTTTCAAGTTAGGTGCTGCTAATTGTAAGTCAACCCCATACGATCTCCATGATTTCTTCATTAAGTTTAGTTCTAAAAGCAAAGTACTCCACTGCTTTTGTGATATACCTTTTGGTTTTATAGTTATTATTTTTTCTTTCATAAATATAATATAGGACTTTTTAGGATTTTGTCAACGCTTTTTTTTCTGTCTTTTTTCGTGCTTATTTAATCTTTTTTTATGACGCCCAGGTCTTTTTCTGGGTTTTTCACGAACGTATAGATTGACACCAAACTTAGGTTTTTTCTTCGCCATAGTTAAAATGTTCTCTAAATTTTGTTTGTGCAGACATTGTTGGTAGATAACTTATTTTACCATTGATGTGTTGCTGTAAATCAGACCCGCAGGTTAGACATCTATAAAAATCTTTAGTAAGACCAACCAACATTGTGTTTTCATCACACGTCGGACAAATCCCGTTCACTATGTCCGGGTAAAATTTTAGTAAGTTTTTTTCTGTCATAAATCTTCTTAGACTTTACCACACGCTGTTGATACCGTCCATCACTTAATTCTTGTGCAACTGTATTACGTGGCCTGTTTCTTTTTAAAAAAAAATGATATTGTGTTTTATTCAAGTATTATTGCTTTTATAGACTTCTCCCCCATGTATATCTCGGTCTTTGCTTTACCCTTCCAGCATTTATAGGATACAGATTCATTATACTGTCTCTCAGCTTCGCGCTTTCCGCGAAGGCACATAGCCATATTACTC